AAGCCATCAAACTCTGCGAAGACCATGCCAGTAGCAAAGAAAACCGAAACGCTTTTCTTTGATAGTCCTATCGCTTCCGCCACTTCCTTTTGGGTTACTTCCTTGCTCTCGCACTTTTGAAAGACATTTAGACAAAAGTCGAAAATGCTTTCCTGATATTGCTTGAATGCTCTTCCTGCTACCTTTTCGGCTATTAGCATTCCGTCATACTTTCCTTTAATTACTTCCTGAACTTTGGTTAGTTCCATCTTTTCTATCCTTTTCTAGTTTGGTAGTTACTCATGAGTAACTATTGATAAGAATATCTTAGACACATGTCAGGGCACATGTCAACTACATTAGAAAGAAATTAAAAAAATTCTTGTGACCTTAGTCACACCAACGGGGCAGGGAATTAGTTCCGTATTATGAAACAGGGGGGTGGGTGGCTTACTCGTGAGTAACTGGGAAATCAGGGGACGGGGTTAGATAGCCCCGACAATCGCCCGACAAGTGCCGTTCCACAATATGAAACAAAAGTTATGACCCCCCTATGCTTAAAATGCGAGGGGCGGAATGTATTATAGTCCCATTAAAAATATTTCTGGGTTATTTGGACCAGTATCGGCCCTCTCAAAAACCCTTATTTAACAGCACTTTTATCTATGTGACCAAATTGTTATAATTAAATATGTTACCAAACCCTTCGGTAACGCATTAGTACTAGTGAGGGGGTTTTTACTTCCTAGGTCGGCTGCTTAATGCCGACGCAGCCTCCTTTAACCTATAGTATTATATTATAATATTATATTATAGTTATTATTACTATAGCAACCGTTCCATTACCACGGTTGCAACTAGGATATATATAATAATATATTATTTTATATTACTATTACTACACTGGTTGGGTTCCAATACCACCCAACCCTACAGCAACTAGGAATTAAATATAGGATTTTTATATGGCTGCTAAGAAAGGTGGCTCTCACCACCTCAAAGGCAAAAGTGCCGAAAAGAAAAAAATTTTTTTAAACGGCGTTGCCAACGGTATGACTGCCGTAGCCGCAGCCAAATTGGCTGGTGTTAAGGTCGAGACGACCCACTACTGGAAATCAACTGACCCAGACTTTAAACGTCAGTTACTAGACGCCGCCGAAACCCGAGATAAGGTTAGGGCAAAGATTGAGTCGCCCGATAAGTTCAAAGTAGACTTTGAGACCTTCTCTCAAGAATACCTCGGAATGAAGGTATTTCCTCATCAGAGGAATTTTATCTCTTTACTGGAGAAGGGTGAACCTGAATGGTTGCACCCATCTATGAATTATGAGCCAGCCGCCCGAAATCGGCTTCTCATTAACATACCTCCAGAGCATGCGAAATCCACCACGATTACCGTGAATTATTCCACCTATCGTATTGCTCTGGACCCTAACGTTAGAATCATTGTAGTATCCAAAACTCTCAATAAAGCCCGAGAGTTCGTCTATGCCATCAAGCAAAGACTAAGCCACCCCACCTGGTCTAAGTTGCAACAGACTTATGGACCTGAAGGTGGATGGAAAGATGATGCTGATACCTGGAGAACCGACACGGTCTACCTAGGTGCAGAGGCAAGAGACTCATCTGAAAAAGACCCTACCCTTCAAGCACTAGGTATGGGTGGTCAGATTTACGGTGCTCGTGCTGACCTCATCATCCTAGATGACTGCATTACAGGTGCTAATGCCCACGAGTGGGAAAAGCAAATGTCATGGCTACAGAAAGAAGTAATTACTCGTTTAGGTAAGAACGGTAAACTTCTAGTAGTCGGAACTCGTATTGCAGCAAATGACCTATACCGCGAGTTGCGTAATCCAGAACACTGGTCTGGTGGCAAATCTCCGTTTACCTATCTGGCTATGCCAGCAGTTTTAGAATTTAATAATGACCCTAAAAAGTGGGTTACCCTATGGCCTCAATCTGATAGACCATGGGATGGGGACGACGACATTGAACCAGACAAAGATGGTCTGTATCCTAAATGGGATGGACCTACGCTTTTTATAAGACGCTCAGAAGTAACGCCTTCTACATGGGCTATGGTTTATCAGCAACAGGATGTTGAAGAAGATTCAATCTTTCCACCGATTGCTGTGCAAGGATGTGTGCAAGGCATGCGTCGTGCAGGACCACTTAACTTTGGTGCACCTGGTCATCCTCAACCAGGCAACTTTAGAATTGTAATGGGCATAGACCCAGCAATGAGTGGGGCAACTGCAGCCGTTATAGTAGCAGTAGACGTTGACAGTAAAGAACGATATGTTCTAGATGTCATGAACATGACAGAACCTACTCCAGAAAAGATTAAAGGTTTAATCCAAGACTGGACGATTCGTTATCAACCTAACGTAGTAGTTGCGGAGAAAAATGCATTCCAACTCTTCCTCACGAAAGACGAAGCAATACGAGACTTTCTATCTTCACGGGGAGTCCAGTTTCGTGAGCATTTCACTGGAAATAACAAATGGGACGTTGACTTCGGTGTTGCGTCTATGGCTTCACTCTTTGGGAATGTACGAGAATCAAAATTCGAAAAAAACTCAAATCTAATCAATCTACCCTCAGCAGATAAATCTGAAGGTGTTAAGGCTCTGGTTAACCAGTTAATTACCTGGAAGCCAGAAATGAAAAAGGGTCAACCTACAGACTGTGTGATGGCTCTTTGGTTTACTGAGATTGTTATCAGAGAATGGCTAGAAAGAAACAATAGCGGTCCATCATTTATGACTAGCCGTTGGGCTACTAGAAGGCAACTTCAAAATCAATTTATCGTTGATTTAGATGAAGAATATGCAGCACAACAGCAAGAAGTATTTTACGCATAAGGAACTAGATGTTAAATATTGAGCAGGTTGCTCTTAAGGTTGACTCTCTAAGGAGAAAGAACACCGCACGCGACGAGCGTATGGCTAATGTTCTTGAAGTTCGCCGTGGCAACATGGCAGAGATTAGCCCAGAACTGTTTCCAGAGGGAACAAGCAAGGCTATGGTTGCAAACTTCATTGATGTTGCAGCACGCGACGTAGCAGAAGTTTTAGCACCACTACCTTCTTTTAACTGCATATCAAAAAATAACTCTGATAGAGCAAAGAAAAACGCTGACACCAGAACTTTAATTGTCAACAACTATGTTGAAACTTCTCGTTTACAGACTTTGATGTATACAGGTGCTGACTATTACGGCACTTATGGCTTTTTGCCAATCGTTGTAGAAGCAGACCCAGAGGCTCGTCTACCAAAACTTAGAATTGATAATCCTTTAGGTGCTTACCCAGAATTTGATAGATTCCGTAAATTAGTTTCTTACACCAAGCGTTATATGAAAACCATTGGTGAACTAGTTGTAGAGTTCCCAGAATACTCTGACCGCATTATGGGCAACAGAGATTATGATGAAGTTAACTACAACACTGCTTTAGAAATGATTCGTTATGAAGATAAAGAACAAATCACGCTTTATCTTCCACAACGCAATAATCTAGTTTTACGCAAGACTGAAAACCCAATGGGTGAAGTAATGGTTCGCATTGCTCAACGCCCAGGCATTGACGATGAACCACGCGGTCAATTTGATGATGTTCTATGGGTTCAGATTGCTCGTGCACGTTTTGCATATTTAGCCATGGACGCTGCTGAGAAATCAGTTAACGCACCATTGGCTGTACCAAACGACGTTCAAGAATTTGCATTTGGTCCAGATGCAGTCTTAAGAACTTCACAACCACAGAATATTCGCAAAGTCGGATTAGATTTACCGCCTGCAGTATTTACTGAGGCTGCTTTACTTCAGCAAGAAATGCGTGTTGGTTCCAGATACCCAGAAGGTCGAACTGGTTCCGTTAACGCATCTGTTATCACAGGACAAGGTCTCCAAGCATTACTTGGCTCTTTCGATACTCAGGTCAAAACAGGACAACAGATTCTTGCTGATGCTTTTGAGGACGTTCTTGCATTGGCTCTTCGCATGGATGAAAAATTATTTTCAGGTGAGAAGTCAGTGCATGGCGTTCGTAATGGTTCACCATACGAATTAACCTACGACCCACGTAAAGATATTAAGGGTGATTACACAGTTCAGGTCCGTTATGGATTAATGGCTGGATTAGACCCTTCTCGTGCTTTGATTTTCTCATTACAAGCATTAGGTGCTGATTTAGTATCTCGTGATTTTGTAATGCGTGAACTTCCATGGTCAATGAATGTTCTTGGAGAACAACAATCTATTGACATTCAAAGAATGCGTGATAACTTAAACGCATCTATGGCAGCAATTGCCCAAGCAATTCCTCAAATGGTTGCACAAGGTCAAGACCCAGCAGATTTAGCAACGAAGATGGCGGAGATAATCAAGCAAAGACAAAAAGGAGTTGCTATTGAAGAAGCAGTTTCTGAAGTCTTTGCACCCAAAGCACCGCCAACCCCACAAGTTGCCTCTGGGGGAATGACCGCTCCAGTTGAGCCACCCGTCCCCTCTGCTCCTGTTGCAGCGACCCCAGAGGTTCCTCCTCAGCAAGGCGGCGGCGAACAACAATTACCACCAGATTTAATGGGATTACTAAATCAATTAGGAGGCTAAATGGATAAGATTGATGCTCTTCCAGAGTATGTCAAACTATTTCGTGAAGCCATCGATGGTTACGCAAAAGCAAGATTCCCACAAGGTGCTTTAACTACAAGTTTAATTTTAATTGCAGAATTTATAGATGCAGACAATCAATATCATCTAGACGCATTGTCAGATGGTAAGACACCTCCATGGAAAATAAATGGAATGATTGCACATGGAACAGATATTTTAGTTAATTCAGAAACTAACTTTTTAGAAGATGAGGATTAATGGCTGAAAGAGGCGGTTATCGCAAACCCAAAAAGGGTGCTCAAGTCTCACCTCCAGGAGCCTTATCAAGGCGTAAAGAACGTGAGAAAGTAAAGAACTCTCGTCAAGGCATAATGGGTTCTGGCGGATATGGCAGTACTAAAGAGGCTCAAGAACTAGCATCTAGTGCTCCTTTTGCTAGCAAAACTCCTACACCTCAAGTTCAAGTGCCGCAATCTACTCGTCCTGCAGAAGGTGGAATGGCTGGAGTTGTTCCATTAACCGCTCCAACTCAAAGACCAATGGAGTCTCCAGAAATTGGTATGCCTTTTGGTGAAGGTCCAGGACCAGTTGACGTTGGTTTAATGCCAGGTGCTGGTATGCAAGAATCTATTGCCAAACAAGATTTAAGACAACTAGCAAACTATTTGCCAGCGATTGAACTTGCTGCAAACGCAGAAGGTGCACCTCAGACTTTAAGGACCTTTGTAAAGTATCTAAGGAGTTTGTAAATGGAAACTCCTCGTTGGGCAGTTAATTTTTCTAAGTACTTAGACAATGTTGGTTTTGAAAATGCTGGATTAGCATGGGGTCTTTCTCACGTAAATGAATTTACTGATGCAGACCATGATGAAATTATTAAGATTCTTATTGGAGATAACCAAGCATGAGTATTTTACAAGACTTTGGAAATGCTCTTAGCAAAGGTTTTGGTAAATTCTTAGAAACTTACGATAAAGTTGCTAAGCCAATTGGTCGTTCTATCAGCACAGGTATTCTATTAACTGATACTGATAATCCAGAGTTTAATGATGGCTTTCAATTATCAGATATTAAAAGAACCTACAAGCGTGCAGAGAAAATCTCTCCTGGTCAAGCATTCGTAGGTGCATCTGATTTACCAGTTCAAGGATTGGCTCGTGCTATAGCCAGACCTTTTGGCGATAAAGCACCAACATTTTTACAAAAAGATTTTGATATCTACAACGAAGAACAACGCAAGAAAGCCTTCAATGATGAAATTGTAGGAAAGATTGCATCTGGTTCTATTGATGCTGTTGTAACTTGGTTTGCTGACCCATTAGTTCTTGGCGGTAAAGCAATTAAAGTTGCTCGTGCTGGCGGTAAGATTCGTGGCAAAGAGTTTAGCGGTATCTTAGAAATGAGAGCACCAAAGACTTCTGAGGATGTTTCTAAAGCAGTTGCTTCTGGTGGATGGGATGAGTTTTTAAATCAAGCCATTAAGACTGATGGTGCTGGATTATTAAAGAACAGGACTGTTCAAAAGTCTTCAAATCCAGAGTTAATGGCATCTGTATTTGGGGATATTACAGATAAAGAAACTGCTGCAATTGCACTTAAAGCAGTTCTTGGTGACCAACAAGCCTTAGCAGATTTAACTAAAGTTTCTAATAAAGCAAATAAAGACCTTGTAACTATTATCAAGCGTCAGAAGAAAGAGATTGAAAAGTTAAGCCCAGGTACTGACTACAATAATTTTCTTAAGACTCCAGAAGGTCAATTATTTAAAGACGAAGTTGAAGCACTTAAAATAAAAGATACGTACTTTGCTAATGCTTTGGACCTAGCACAACAGAATGTTTATGCTACTGGAACTACTGTAAGTAGATTTAGATTCACAGAAGCAAGACGTGCTGCTGCTGGTCGCAGTAAGATGGAAACGACTTTAGGTCGTGGTATCTGGAGATTTCAAGACTTTCAACATTCACCATTTAACGCAGTTATGCGTGTAGTTACATGGGGTGGTCGTCAGCGTCCATCGGGTTGGGTAACTGCAAGAGGTATTAACGCTGCAGGTTCAGGCGATGAAATCATTGCATTCATGGACAATGTTCAACCATGGAGCGGTGTTGAGGGTGCTAAGTTAAAGCAAAAATATCTTAATCAATATCTACGTGCAGGGGACGCAGAACGTAGCATTGTTGTTGAAAAGATTGAAAAAGATGCTATCAATGCTGTTGCAAAGCAATTTGGTTTTGATGAAGTTTTAGATGGTTTTAAGAAACAACAGATTGCAAAAGAATTTGGTATTCCAGAATCTCAAATTAATACTATTGGCGATGCAATATATGCAAAGACTTTAAGTCGTCGTGGCAATATTATGGATGCGGTTAAAAAAGAAGGTTACTTCTTAGACGAAGAAAAACGTAGAGTATTCTTGCCTTTTATTTCTTCACAACTTCCAGAAGCAATTCCAATGGTCGATATTAGACTATTTCAAACTCTCGCTAAAGAACATACAAGCGGTCTTCGTGCTGCTGCAGCAACAATTACCGATAAAGTAGAATCTGCTTACAGCGTATTTGATTCACTTTGGAGACCAAGCGTTCTTATGCGTTTAGGTTATCCTCAAAGAAACGTAGGCGAAGGTTCTCTTCGTGCTATGGCTTATATGAATGGATTTATGGAATACATGAGACCATTCGAGGGATTAAATAACTTCCAAAGAAACCGTATTGCATCTTTCAAAGACAGATATTCCAGATATCAAGCAAAGAGTATTTTAGAAACTCAAAGAGGCAAAAATATTTCTTTCTTGCCAACATGGAAGCAAGTATCAGACCTTCAAAACCATGAGTTAAGGTTATTGAGAGCAGATAAAGAATTAAGACTTACTAGTCGCAAAGAAATTGCTGATAAACTTAAAAAGACTAGAAATAAAGACGCTAGAGCCAGACTTAAATTAGAATTAGACCAAATAGATAATCGTTTAACATTATTAGATGATGCAATTAAAACTGGCGAAGACAACGTTAAATTTATTATTGACAGAAGTAGCAGAAAAGGCATTAAGGGCAACAGACACCGTATTGGTCAAAAAGCCTACATCCACAATGGCATTAAAATCAAAGGTGCTTTTGAGGATGATATAGGAAACTATGCCCTTCGTATGTCTAGTGCTGAAAGAAAAACTTCTTTAGAACTAGCAAATCCAATGTCTATTCATGAAGATATTGCTAATAAGGCTATCATTACTAAAGGTTGGTCTTCAGTTAAACCTTATGTAGACAATGTTGTTTCAGATGATTACATCAAAGTCGTTGGAGATGCCGCAAGAGTATTTAAAAATGACGAAGTTACCAAGCGTTTAATGCTTGCAGTTGACCCAGAACTAGCAATTGATGACATTGTTAAGGCTGCTAAAACCGATAAGAAACTACAAAAAGACTTGGCTGATTCTGGTGTTAGACTAAATTCTAAAAGCATTAGAGAGCATGTTAACTCTCTTGCTCCAGCAATTAAAGCGTACTTTCCAGATGAGGCTTTAAGAAAAGAACTTGCTACATCCGATAAGGTTTCTCCTCTTAAAATTAGAGAAGCACTTAAAGATAGAAAAGACTTAGTTCCAATATCTGGTGAAACTATACGCCCAGATACTCAAAAGAGTCTTTATAAGTCTTATCGTCAAACTGTAAATAAGATTTTTAAGTACATTGGTGCACTTCCAGAAGATACTTTAGTACGTCATCCATTCTATAACGCTGTTTACAAGCGTACTGTTAATGCTCAAGTTGATAGAGCGTTGGCTGATGGACGAGAAATTACTAACGAGATTATGGAAAGATTCGTTGCAAATGCTCATCGCAATGCAATGAAAGAAACCAATAGAACTCTTTATACTATTCAGCGTTATTCAAATGCTGCTGCAGTATTCGCATTCTTCTCACCTTTCATTCAAGCACAGTTAAACACTATGCGTGTTTGGGGAAGGTTAACTTATGAGAATCCTCAAATCGTTGGTCGTGCATTTCAAATATGGGGTGCTACCGAAGCAGCAGGATTAGAAGAAAAAGACCCAATTACTGGAGATACTTACGTTACATTCCAGGCTGCAGGTGTTTTACCAGATTGGTTAGAGAAAGCAACTGGTGGACAGACTGTTATGCGTTTCCCAAAGCGTGGTGCAAACTTAGTTCTTGCTGGTGAGCCATGGTGGAATCCAGGTGCAGGTCCAGTTGTACAGATTGCTGCAAGTGAGATACTTAAAAACTCTCCAGATATTGACCAGCAATTGACTGAAAAAATTGGTTTTCCAATTCCTTCAAAAGAAGTATTAGACTTTATCGTACAAAGAGGACCTTCAGATAAGCCTTTATCATGGGACTTGATTCTTCCAGCATCTGCAAAGCGTTTAGTTTCAGGACTTCGCGGTACTGCTGATGAAGATTATGCACGCAATTTAACATCTATCTATGCAATTGAAATGCAGAGATTCAAAGATGGAACTCGTGAAACAGAACCAACCTTTGATGAGGTTCGTCAAAAGACTGATGCATTCTTCATGTTGCGTTTATTCACTAACTTAACACTGCCAGTTGTTCCTCAATACCGCTCAGAATATGAGTTCTATATTCAAAAGTGGAGAACAGAACAGCAAAAGGGAACTGTTGGTGGATTAAGTGCAGAAGAGCGTTTCTATAGAGATTACCCAGAATACTTTACTTTGGCTATATCAACCACCAAGAATGTTACTGGAATTGACCCAACTGTTAATGCGGTTAATAGGGCTAAGAAACATAGAAATCTAGTTACTAGACTTGGTGAATTAGACCCATACTTAATACAACTTGTAACCAATGAAGATGTAGAAAGAAACTTTGACCAAGCAGCCTATACTTGGCAAATGGAAACGTCGCCAATTCCTGGTGATAAAGGCAAATTCCGTGAGCGTATTTCTCCAATGGAAGCCGTTAAAAGACAAGATGTTAAGGCTGGATGGATTGAATATGTTAAGTTCATGGACGCTTTGGATGCAGAGTTAGAAAAGAATAACATCAAGTCTTTAAACTCTAAGGCTGGTAGACAGTACAAAGAAGTTAAAGATAGATTCATTCAAGATTTACAAGCACAGAATAAAGCCTTTGCTGAAGAGTATGGCATATATGAAATTGGTGGTTGGAAAAAGACCATTATTGCTATTAACGAAATCTTAGAAAATGAAAAGTTCATGGAAGAAAATGATTCAGAACCATGGGCTTTAATGAGAGATTACATGGATTCTAGAGAAGATATGATTTCCTTGCTAGAACAGCGTGCTGCCATGGGTGGTTCTGCAAATATCACAGCAAAGTCTAATGTTGATTTGCAAGAAGCATGGGATGCTTACATAAGTGATATCAAAGCAGAAAATACCCTATTCTCATCTTGGTATAACAGATTCTTAGATAATGATACATTGGAGAAGATTTAATGAGCGGATTCGCTGATAACTATATCACCGAACTTCAGGGAACTAGTACTGGTCAAGGATATGGTGCTACCAAATACATAGATGGTACACCAATGAATCTTAACCGAGCACTAAGTTACATTAATACAACCAGAAGTGGTGAACCTCAAAAGTATCAAGAATTAATTCGCATTATGAATGCTGCTGGTTACAATATTCCAGCAAGTCAAAACCCAGAGACTGTAATTAGTCGTTGGGATACATTCGTAAGAGATTTATTTACATCTCCAGATGAAGATGTTTATACCTTTGTTTCTAAAAGAGCGGCACAGGATTCTGATACTGGAGAGTCAGTTGCAGAGTATCCTTCTTTAACTGCTAGACCAAATGCAGACTTTGAAATTGATAATGCGTTTAGAGATTACCTTGGTGTTGCAACTACCAAGAAAGAACGTACAGCATATTACAAAGCATTGGCTCAATTAGAGAGAAGCAGACCTACTCGTCAAGTAACTAGAAGAGTTGGTAATAAGACTGTTCAAACCACTATTGGTGGAGTTACCCAGGAAGAGAAAGAAGAACTTCTTCTAAGTTTTGTGTCGAACAGAGCACAGGCTTTGAACATGGGTGATATTGGTGGACAGTTATCTACCAACATGAGAGCAATTAGAAAGTTAGTTGCAGACAACGGAGTTACTCTAGGGGACAGAGAAGTTCGTAAACTAGCAGTAGATGCTACAACTGGTGGCGTTGCTTTGGATACTGTTCAGACCAAGATTGTTAATCTTGCAAAAGCAAAGTTTGCAGCATTAAGTCCATACTTAGACCAGGGCTTAAGTGTAAATGATGTTGCTCAGCAATACATTAATGAAAAAGCAAAAATACTTGAATTAAACCCAAATCAAATTAACATCAATGACAACGATATTACTCAAGCAATATCTGGTCAAAATCTAGAATCTTTGTTTGATTTTAGAAAAAGATTAAGAGGTAATCCATTGTTCCAATATACGGAACAGGCAAGAGAAGATGCCTCATCTTATGTAAACGATATCCTACAAAAGTTTGGATTGGTATAAATGACTGTTGGACCAGATTTTCTTTCTAACTTAAAAGGTATTCCTGCACCTGTTACTAAGAGCGGTGGAGCACCTAAAGCAGTAAGAGGAAAGGCTCCTAGCACTGCTAGTGGTAAACCTAAAGTAGCAACTACTAAAGGTGGAGCACCTACTGCTGTTAAAGGAGCACCTAAAACTACTACCACTAGTGGTGGTGGTGGTGGTACTAAACCTAAAAAACCAAAACCTGTTGTAGATACAATCCTTCCTGACCAAGAACAAGAAGAGGCTCCAACACGCGATTGGGAAAAAGAATATTACGATAGACTTCGCCAAGAACAACGTGTAAGTGCTTTTGCAATTATTAAAGATGCTTTTGATTCTTATGGATTATCTGAATTAGCACCAGTTGTAGAAGGTTATTTAAGAGAAGGTATATCTACTGAAGAAGCAACAATTAGATTGCGTCAGACAGATGTATATAAGAAACGCTTTGCTGGCAATGAAGGTCGTCGTGCACTAGGTCTTCCTGCCTATACAGAAGATGAATATCTAACTGCAGAAGCAACCTATAGAGAATTATTATCAACTAATAGATTAGATACTTTAGCCAACAGAGATACATACGCCAAATTAATTGGTGGAGGGGTATCAGTTTCTGAAGCACAAGATAGAATTAGCACAGTCTTTAAGCGTATTGATAATGCTGATGAAAATCTAAAGCAACAATTTGGCAGATACTTTAGCCAATATGGTGTAACTGACCCAACACTACAAAGAGCAGATGTTGCATCTGCAATCTTAGGTGGACCAGAAACTGCACAGACTTTACAGCGTACATTGCAAAAGGCTGAACTACGTGCAGGTGCTGCTGGAGCCAAGGTTGATATTGGAGAACAAAGAATTGAAGAACTCCAAAAGCAACTTGAATCTGCAGGTGTATCTGATGTTTACTCAACTGCTAAAGCAGGATTTAGTACATTAGCCCAAACTCAACCAGTTACTGAAGTATTGGCAGAACGTTACAAAGTTGGAACTGAAGGACTTGCTCAAGAGTTAGAACAAGAAGCATTCTTTGGTTTGCAATCACAACGTCGTAAAAAATTACAAGAACAAGAAAAAGCGACCTTCGCTGGACAGGCTGGTACAACACAGGTATCACTAGCCCAAAAAACAGCAGGGCAATTCTAGACCCTCAGTAGGACCGACCAGCCCCTACGAGAGTAATGAGACTGGTAGCAAGAGCCATATAAATCCCCCCAGGTTTATGTGAGGCTTGCGATTAACCAAAAGATGGGAGCGTTGCAAATGAGCAACAATTATCAAGACTGGGAAGATGACGAAGACTTCGACTTAGAAGAAGAACCTCGTCAATCAAAAAACTCTGACAGCGATTTGCTAAAGCAACTTCGCAAAGAGTTAAAAACTAAGACCAAAATGCTATCAGAATATGAAAGCAAGATGGCTACTTTTGAATCTGAAAGACGAGAAGGTATCATCAAATCAGTCTTGGAAAGCAAGGGCGTAAGTCCAAAAATTGCCAAATTCATTCCTCAAGATGTAGAACCTTCTGCAGAGGTTATTGAATCTTGGATTGAAGAAAACGCAGATGTATTTGGATTAACAGTTCAACAAGACCAAGTTCAGCCAGATTTGGCTACACTTCGTCAAATTGACGCTGTTGCCGCCTCTGCTCAATCTCCAGCAGCCATGGATGATTTAATGTTACGTATCAATGAAGCAGGTTCTGCCGAAGAGTTACAAGACTTAATATTCCAAAATGGTGGTGGAGATTATCTCTAACTACTAACCATATAAGGAAACCAAATGGCTAACGCATATACCGCTCTGTCGGGCGGCACTGCTGCAACCAACGGTGGTCTTGGTGGCGGTGCATACTCAAGCAACGACAACGTAGGAACCTTTACTCCATCCAATGGAGCAGGTCTCGTTCAAAAGGCTTATGACCGCTTAGTAGAGTTTGCTCTACGTTCTCAACCATTACTCCGTTCTGTTGCTGACAAGAAACCAGTCCGTCAGAACATGCCAGGTTCTTCAGTAGTATTCCAAATCTACTCAGACCTAGCAAAAGCAACTACTCCTCTATCGGAGCAAGTTGACCCTGATTCAGTAGCGATTGGAACTCCAACTGCTGTTACTGTAACTCTTAACGAATACGGTAACGCAGTGTTGACCACTCGCAAACTACAATTGCTATCACTAGCAGATGTAGACCCAGCAATTGCAAACATCGTTGCATTCAACATGGCAGATTCCATTGACGAACTAGTTCAAACCGAACTACGTGGTGGAAGCAACGTCAT